TGACGATGGACAGGCGGATAGAGGAGCGGCGGATACCTCTTGCCTGATCCATCGGCCTGAGCGCACAAGGGAAAGGCCGCTCCTAGGCAAGAGGAGCGGCCTTCTAGTTTGTGTGGCAGGAAGGAACGAGACGTTTCTCCTATCGCATAGGTGCCAATTCCTAGCAAGAGGAAAAAAGGCTTATGGCATGGGTTCGTGTTGCGGGCAAAGCCCGTAACTACGTTAATTCCGATACGGGCGAGATATTATCTAGGCGACAATATGACAAGCGGTTTGCGGGCGGGCAGGAGGCGAAGCCCCGCGCCACCGGGCCGCGACCGGCGCGGGCGCGGGAGAACGCCGCGAAGGCGTCGGCCGGATTTGCCCGGCTGGCCCGGATAGAGGCGGAGAAGAGCGGTCGAAAACCGCGAGACGTGCGATCCGATCCGGCCTTTGGCGAGCAATGGCGGGATTTCTCCAAGCTTCCATCTCGCAAGGCCAAGGGCAAATTTCTTCTTGAGCGCGGCTTTATTACAGAGGAACGGTATCGGACGGCCTATTTGAATGCCGCGCAACGTCGGCGCCGTGGCGAGTTTCGTATCCGGCCAGAGCCCGAGCGCCGCCACAGGAAGGCGGCGGGACGCGCCCGGCCTTACAGCAAGCGGAGCAAGGGCAAATGAGCGAGACTGGCGCTGAACCTGTCAGGCGCGGCCGTGGCCGCCCCTGCAAGGGCGACAGGGCACAGACCGGCACGGAGCGCAAGGCGGCGCATCGTGATCGGCAGCGCGCTTTGGGTGCCTCGGGCAAGCTCCCCACCAAATTCGATCAGCTTAATTTCGTAGCTGTTGACGGTGAGGGGTTCACCTTGCCGGGCGCGCGGTCTCGCGTGGTGACGATTGCAGGTGAGACGTGCGAAGTGATGGATCAGCATTATGCGCTCCTGGCCGCGAGCGGCATGGATGAGTTACGCGCGCCCTATGGCGAGCGGCTGAAATTGCATGAGTGTTTCGATTACCTGATCAAAGCGCAGCGCCAGCACGATCCGGCTTGTCTGGTGGTTTATGGCGGATCGTATGACATGGTTCAAATGCTCGCGCACGATTTGTCGCGGGAGCAGCTGAAAGAACTGACAGCAAGGATTTCGGCGGGCCGCACGAGATATTATGCCAATGGGCACACATATCTGATCAAATGGCGACATCGCAAGTTTCTGGAAGTGATGCGCTGCAAAGGGAAGCGGATCAAATGGGAGCGCGCGGAAAAGCCCCGCCCAGGATATGAATATACTATAGCACACAACGGCAAGTTCGTGTTGTGGGATGTCATCGGTTTCTTTCAGACATCCTTTGTCGAGACAATCGGCAAATGGCTTTCGCCTGACGAGCACGGCGCCGATCTCGCCTTGATCCGGGAATGGAAGCAGCGGCGCGATGACTTTAACTTTGATGATTTCGATGCAATCGCGGCTTACAATCAGGCCGAATTGCGTTGTCTTGTCGCGCTGATGAATGAATTTCGCAAGGCGCTTCTGCATCCGGCTTTGTCGCTCCGGTTGACTTCCTGGCATGGCGCGGGCGCGATCGCGAGCAAGCTCTACAGGAAACACAAGACTAAAGAACACCGCAGGATGACGCACCTTTCCGATCCTGATGTGTTCGAGGCGGCGCAATGCGCATATAGCGGGGGCCACATTGAAGCGCCAAAAGTCGGTCACACGGATGCGCCGGTATGGAATTACGACATTAATTCAGCATATCCCTATTGGATCGCGCAATTGCCCTCGCTCGCGGATGGGCGATGGATACATGGCACGGGCACGCCGCCGGATGGCTTTACCATCGTGCACTCGGAATGGCGCTTTCCTGACAAGCTCCCGTTTTACCCCCTGTTTCACCGGGACGACATAGAACGCTGCATTCGTTATCCGCGATATGGCCGAGGCTGGCATTGGGTGAATGAGTTCAATGCAGCACGAGAGTTTCAAATCCTGTTCGGTGGATCACTGGACGTTCTGGAATGGTGGCATTGGGAGAATTACAATCCGGAAGCGCGCCCCTTCGCATGGGTTCAGGAGTGTTACGATCTGCGTGCCGGTTGGAAACGCGCCGCCTTTGGAACGATGGAGTATGGAGCGGAAAAAATCATCAAGTTAGGTTTGAACAGTCTGTATGGGAAGATGATACAGGCGGTTGGCGCGCTTGAAGGCATCAATGGCGAAATTTTGCCCCCGACAAATTACCAGCTTGAATGGTCCGGTTTCGTCACAGCGGGCTGCCGGTCGCAAGTTATGCGAGCGGCCATGCAGCGGCCGCACGACATCGTGATGTTTGCCACGGATGGCGTTACCTCCCTGGCGCCGCTTTCTGTCGAGCTTGGCAAGGGGCTTGGACAATGGGAAGCGGAGCACCACGCGGGATGCACCCTGGCGATGCCCGGCATTTATTGGTTCTACGATCAGGACGGGAAGCAGATCAATAAAACCCGTGGCTGGAACAAGGAGGAAATGGCAACTGACGCGCTCGTTATGGAAGCATGGCGCACCGGAAAGGAGCAGATTAAAGTCAGCGCTAAGGTTTTCATCGGCATTGGTCATGCTGGCATGGGCGATGCCTATTACGAAAATCGGGGTTGCTGGCTCCGCTATCATAAGGTTATGGACATCGCTTCCAAGGACAATAAAAAACGCGATATCCTTGACATCAAGCGGCAGAAACCACACAAGCGCATGGTGGCGTTGAAACCGCGCACGATTTCGGATTGCCTGTTCGGGGAGGAGGCTTGTGAAAGCGCACCATACCCCGTGCGTTGGCTTGATCATGATTTCGAGGCGGAGCGCGAATATTACGAGGACATGCTTTCCAATGATGATCTCGGCAGCGACGAGCTAGGCGAAACGTGCGAGGACATGTGACATGGCCATGCTTCCAATTATTGCAGTCAACAATTTGGTCAAGCCCCCGGAGGGCAGTAAGGCGATACCCATTTCCATTTCATGGTTTGATAATCCATTTACGAATAAAAATTACTATCCAATTAATCTGACTTCGCAGGTGCAGACTGGCCAGTTTACCCGTTTGCAGGGCATGTTTGTAAACAATGCCCAGGTGATCTATCCCTTGCGGATTACCATACAGGATACCGGGCAGATTATAGATATCGCGCCATTTACGTGCGGTTATTACCCTATCACTTCTACCTCATCTCCGCAGATAGTAGTGAATTTGGTTCTGCCTTATCAGAACAACAACTCTACAATCCCAAGGCAAACCACGCATATCATGTTGTTTAATACACCTGTAGAACCCTATGTTTGGCAGTCATTCTTTTCAAATATCACCGGATTCGATGCAAACGAGTTTTCCGTAAGTTCGACTACGCCAGTTGCTTTGATCGGCGGCGTTGCGGGAAACTGGCCGATCATTTTCGGCGTTGACGCGCAGATGTGGGTTTCCAATGCGGCCCCGGTCGGGGCGGGCGCGAATACGGTGCGCCTTGTGGATGGCTCAAATGGCGATCACGTCGCGGCGTGGGCGATTGAATGGATCGCGGGGCAGGCTGTCGGTTCCTCTATCGGATTTTTCAGTGTAAACTTTCCGGCTGGTATGCCCATGGCGTCCGGGGCGGATACGCTCAATCTCGCATTGGCGAACGCCATGCCCGGCACGACCCAGATATTCATGAGTGTGAATGTGCGGTATGCACTCGTGGCCAATAACTAAGGAGCTTCGACATGGCCATTTCCCCGGTGAACACTGGCGGATCGGGTCCGGTTACAATCAGCAACGGGCAGGCGAAAAGCTTGCCCATCACGATTGGGCTTTACCCGGATGAAGGCACGCGCAGTCTTACCTGTAACTACGATTGGACAGGCACGGGCACGCAATATGCGGAGGATGGTTCCTCCCTGGTCGCGCTCGGCATGGAGACGACGCCGCAGGCGGCATGGATAGACAACAGCGCGTGTCCCTATCCGGTGCAGATGGTAGTGAACGGGACGCTGCAATCGGTTGTTATCCCACCCTACAGCCAAGGGATTGTGCCCCTGACTTTCACCGGCATTCCCGGCTATTCGGTGAATTTGGGCGGATCGGCGGGCTCGAGTGCCGGGCATACCGCCGTGACGCTTCTGAATGTTCCCGCGCTCGGGTGCGATGTGTGGCAGGCGGGCACGTCACCGGGCGCATTGTTTCCGATCGATGGAGGCACGCAATCGTCCTATGACCAAACCACCTCGGCGCAATTGAAGGTAGGCGCCGGGCGCGTGGCATCCATAGAAGTGTCGGTTGTGACCGCTGTGGGCACCATTACATTGAACGATCAGGCCGCGACCGGCACTCTGACGCGCACGTTGACTCTGCTGCCGTCCGGCACGGCGGCGGGATTTTTCCAGATATTGAACGCTTCATTTTCGTCCGGCCTGTCGCTGAATTTCAATGCGGGCGCGACGGGCACGGTGAACGTGAAATGGACCTGACCGATGATTTTTGTTCCATGGTTATGGCCCTGGTATATCTATATCGCGGGCTGGCAATTGCTGGCGGCTTCGACTCACATGGGGAGGCGCGATAATGAAACCGACTGGCATGGGTATGATGTTCCAGGCTCTCGGCCTGGACATGGGCGCGGTGCAGGAGCAGGCGAGGCTGCTTCTCGACGGGGTGAAGGAGTTCAAGGCGTCTTTGGACGCGGCGCGCGCCGATATAGCGGCGATGAATGATCGGCTCGCCGGGCTGGAAATTCATCTGCTGTCGCCCGAGGAGCGCGGATACATGACCAGCGATGAAATGCGAAGGGAGGAGGCGGCGCGCGCCGATATAGCGGCGATGAATGATCGCCTCGCTCGGCTGGAAACTCATCTGCTGTCGCCCGAAGAGCGCGGATATATGACCAGCGATGAAATGCGAAGGGAGGAGGCGGCGATCAATTTACCACCCGGATGCCTCGGCGCCCAGGCGCGAACCTGTTCGCAAGACGAACGGATGGATGATCTCGCCGACGGCATGGCGCGGCATGGGGGCGGCAATGGCCGATGACACTCCCTCGGTTGAAGCGGCCGAGGCGGCGGTTGAAACCGCACAGGCTCAGGTAGAGGTGGCCGAGGCGGCCACGGCGGCCGTGGTCGCGGCCAAGGCGGCCGAGGCGGCGCAGGTCGCGGCGGAAATCGTCGCGGAACAGGCAGCGGCGGAAGTCGCGGGGGCTCGCGAGGAAGCGGCGGCGGAAACCGCCGAGATCGCGCAGGCGAGCGCGGCGATGATCGCGAATTACATGGAGGAATTGAATTGTCTGAAAGCGCGCATGGAAGCGGCGGAAGCGATGGCGGCGAACAGGCATTTGGCACTCTTGGAGGAACTGGCGTTCGCCCCATGGCGCCAGGAACGGATGACGGCCGGGCGCGGGACGGGTCACGGCGGGGATGGCCCAAAGGAAAGCCCCGTGGAGGAGGAACCGGCGCCGGTGGCGGAACCGGCTCCGGTGGCGGAGGAACCGGAAAAGCGGCGGCGAGTGCGGCCGCGCCTCTAAAGCCGTCCGATATCGCGCCCCTGATCATGACGGTTCACATGGTCGCGGCGGCGCGATTTCCGGAAATGGCGATGGGTGAGGAGGAAGCCTTTCGGCTGGCTGTCGCGATCTGTGATTATCTCAAACATAGCTCCATTGCGGTATCGGCCAAAAATCGCGATTTGATGGCGCTTCTGTTCGCCCTGGTCATGATCGAGGGGACGCGCGTCATGGCCATCGGCGCGCGCCTGAAACAGGAAGCGGCGCAGCGCAAGGCCCAACGGCACGGGGCTGTGCCCAATGTCGTGCCGATGGCGGGGGAGCATTGGCCGGGATGAAGCAGCCGGGGCCGGACGATGTCGTTTATCCGGGCGACAGTGACCGTATTACCGTCATCGGCCGCACCGGCTCGGGCAAGACGCAAGGCGCGCTCTGGCTCCTGGCGCATCGATCTTATACCTCGCGGCCGTGGGTGCTGTTGGATTTCAAGCGCGAGGGGCTGATCGGCGATTTGCCGCGCGTGCAGGAAATGCGGCTGGACGACAAGGCGCCGAAGAAACCGGGGCTTTATGTCGTGCGGCCGCACCCAGGCCAGGACGATGAAGTAGAGGCGCTTCTATGGCAATTGTGGGAGCGCGAGAACATTGGACTATATGTCGATGAAGGTTACATGATTGATAAGCGGTCCGCCGCCTTCCAGGCTCTCTTGACGCAAGGACGCGCCAAGCAAATTCCAGTCATCATGCTCACACAACGGCCCGTGGAAGTGACCCGCTTTGCGTTCAGCGAGGCGGATTACCTACAGCTATATGGGCTGACGGACGAACGCGACCGTAAAACCGTGCGCAGCTTCATGCCGATGGACATTGACGTTCCCTTGCCACCTTTCCATTCCTACTGGTATGACGCCAAGCGAAATCGAAAATTTGTTCTTCAACCCGCGCCCGGTCGTGATACTATCATTGACACGTTTCGTGGTCGTATAGAAACCCCGGCGCGCCGTTTCTTCTGAGAGACAACAAACCATGGACGATGCCACGACAGGCGCGGAAATTGTCAATGCCGTTCTCGGCGGCATCGCCGATGCGGTGAGTGACACTCCGCCCAATAAAACCTCCGCCACGGAAAGCCGCCTCTTGATGATCGAGGCTTTCTGTCAGCAGGTGTTCGTGTTCCTGATGCACCATTTTCCGGGCGCGCAGGCGATGCCGAGCGATGTGCCGGGGCTGGACAATCCGGTTCCGGTCAACTCCACGCAGCAATGAGGCGGCGATGTATCTCTCGTTCAATCTGGAGAATATCATTACGGTCGGCGTTATGGTAATGCTCTGGACCGTCATACTCCACACGCTCGGGCAGGTGATTCAGAACCTCACCGGAGGCGCGACATGACCCTGTCGGAACGGTTCAGTCCCGGCCTGAACCTCGACCTGATGGCGCATCCGATCAACTGGGCCATCGTTCTTCTAAGCGCGACCCTGTTCTTCCTGGCCGCGCATGTCGTGGTCGGCGGCTGGACGCAGATGAAGGACAACAGCAGCACGCCGCCGCAGGCGCCCGGCGCTTCGTTCGTCGGCTAAATCCGCTCGCTCGAGCGAGCACATGAGGGAGTAATCCATGGCGACGCAGATGACACCGGCCCAGATGGCCCAGGCGGCGGCGGCGGCAAACGCGCAGGCACGCGCGGCTGTGCTGGCCAATGCGATCGAGAGCATACAGCCGATTTTCAGCCAATCGGCAATCAACCCCGCCACGCAGACCGTGGTGAACGTCACGCCGCGCAACGTGGGGCTGATCAGGGGCTTCTACGTGCATGTCGCCACCACCTTTACCACCGGTGCCACCGTCACCTGGACGCGCACGGCGATGGGTCCGGCGAACCTGCTGTCCAATGTGGCGTTCAACGATCTGTCCAATCAACAGAGGATCAATTGCAGCGGCTGGTATCTCGCCGCGCTCGATTCCCAGAAGCGGCACGCGCCAAGCTTCTCGTCCTTGCTGGCAACCGGCGCTCCGGGCTCCCAGGCGTCCGGCACGGATACCCCGCTCGGCTTTCAGGCGAATTTTACGTCCGCCTTTGCGTTGCCGGGCACGAACACGCCGCTGCAATCGGCCCCGGCGACCCTGGCCGCGACGACGGCCTACCAGATTGATCAATGGTATTACGTGCCGATCAGCTATACGGACCGGGACCTGCGCGGCGCCATTTATGCGGGCGTCGTCAATTCGGTCATGAACCTGCAACTCACGTTCAATCAAAGCAACTTCTTTACTGTTTCGACGGGCGACCAGGGATCGGCTGGCTATGTGTCCTCGGGCGCCGGGACGCAGCCGAGCGCGTGGAACTACTCGGTGGAAGTCTATCAGGATTTTCTCGATCAGTTGCCATTCTCGGACCGGGGGCCGATCCTTCCGTTTCAGGACCTTTCCTGGTCCTATCTGCTGAACACCACGTTTTTCACCGGCATGACGGTGGGCACGGATTTCCCCATTCCCTTTCCGAACTACCGGAACATTCAATCCGTCACGCTCGCCTACGACAACAACGGCACCTTCAATCATGGCGCCGACATCAACTACCTCGCCATGCAGTCGGCCAACTACACGAATTTTCGCAAGGTATCCCCCGCCATGCAGGCGGCGATTACCCGGCAGTTGCTCGGGTTCGACATGCCCGCCGGAAGCTACTATTTCGATTTCCGAAGGAAACCGATCTCCACGGTGCAATACGGCAACGTGAACCTCGTGGTGAACCCCGCAACGGTGACGAGCACGAACCAAACCGCCACCTTTCTGGTGGGCTTCGAGCAACTTGCGCAACAGCAGCAGGTCATCGGCGCCGGGTCCATCGCAGGCGGCTGACGATGGAAGGGGGAGGCTCCGGCCTTCCCCTCCTGAAAGGGAAAGCCATCTATGCCGAATAACAGCACGTGGTCTCAAATCCAGGAATGGCTTTATAAGCCGTTTCAACAGCCGATGGATTTGGTCAACTGGCTGCTGTTGCTGATGCTATCGGCAACAGCGGCCTATATGTGGGCGCGGATTTTGGACCGCATCCTAGAGGAGTAAATACAATGTCGATCAAAGAAATCCTGATCCTGCTGGTCATCGCCGGTGTCGGCTATTGGGCGGGCAAGCGCGGCCTTCTGGGTTCGTTCCTCGGGGAATAGGATGTCACAGGCAAACGTCATCGTCATGGCGACTCTGATGGCGTTTCTCCTGTTCATCATTGCGCGGGGTGAACTACAAACCTATTTGCGGTTATTGATATGATCCTGGCGTTCCTGTTCATTGGTATCCTGATGATTGTGTCTGGCCTGAAAGGGACGCAGCACGAACTTGGCGACCAATTGGGACACGACATCACAGGAGCGGGCGGGTTCATCTATTGGTTTGGCGCCATTCTCTCGATTGGCGCCCTAGGCCTGATACCCGGATTGCGCAGACCGTCTCATTGGCTGCTGGCTCTCATTCTCGTCGTCATCGTGCTGCACAACGGCGGTTTCGTTTCCAATCTCGTGAATGCCATTCAAGGCACCGCCGATGCGGGTCCCGCGCCTTCGCGGCCTTTGCCAGCGTTCAGCGGGGGAGGAAGCAGCGGGGGAGGAAGCAGCGGGGGAGGAGGCAATGTGGCGGGTGATCTTTTCTCGGGCATTGGCGCCATAGGAGGATTGTTCTGACATGGAGGAAAGCAGCAAATGGATCATTTCACTTGTCGCGGCCATCGTCGGCCTTGCGATTGTTGCTGTGGTGCTCTCGCACAACAGCAACACATCAAGCGTCATCAGCACCGCTTTGAGCGGGCTCAATACTCTGGTAGGAACGGCAATTTCCCCGATCACGCAAGGCGGCACTCTCACCGGCGCATGACATGGCGGACATCGCAAACGGCATAGACAATATCGGCAAGGCGGCGGTTTCGCTGGTCACGGCGATCATCGGTCTCGCCATCGTCGCTGTGGTGCTCTCCAAAAGCTCGCAAACCGCCTCGGTGCTGCAAGCGTTTTTCAGCGGCGTTTCGTCCCTGGTCGCAACAGCGGTCAAGCCCGTATCCGGGGGTTACAACACGCCGCTCGGTGATACCGGCGCCACCGGAGCGGTTTCAAATGTTGCTGGCGCCACCGGAGCGGTTTCAAATGTTGCTGGCGCCGTGCCTTCCATCGTCAATGCCGGGGCCGCCATCGGTAACTTTGTGGGCAGCACAAGCGGAAATGACGATCCTTTCTCGGGCGCCGGTTTAACGTTGTTTTGAAGGGGTGAACCACCATGGCCTACGAACCGCAACATGATTTCTGGGGAACGCTTTCGGCGGTCGCGCTCGCCATCGTCGGCGTCGCCATCCTGGCGCTTGTCGTCTCGCGGAACAGCAATACGACTGGCGTCATACAGGCGACCGGACAGGCGTTCCAGGCGAGCCTCGCCACGGCAATTTCGCCCGTGACCGGATCGCCGGGAAATTCCATGTATCCGTCAGTCGCCTCGGCTTATCCATCCATCGCCTCGGCTTATCCGTTCGGCTGACCGGAGGAGAACACGCCATGGCCGGTAAAATCCGTCAATGGTGGCAATACGCCTATGCCACACAAATGCCTACCCCCGGCGCCATGGCATATGGGCTCGTCACGAACCGCATGGCACCCCGGCCCTGGATCGGCCCCGCCATCGGCTACGCCATGCAAACGCGCATTTTCAATCCGCAGGACGCGCAGGGAATGGCGGCGGTCACGACCACCGGACTCGGCGGTCTGGCGCAGGGACAAATGCAAATGCAGCCGCTTTCCGATCCGTATGAGCACGGGGAGCTTTACTGATGGAGGCTCTGACCGCGCTGTGGGAGCAATTCAAAAGGCATCCCCTGATATGGGGCGGCGCCGTGGCCGGTCTGCTGCTGCTGATCTGGCTGGCCAGCAGCGGCACAAGCAAACCGCAGACGACGACATTCTCATTCGGTATCGGTCCATCCGATGCCCAGGTGATCGCGGGCACACAACTACAAATCGCCCAGACTCAGGCGCAGCAGGCGGCGGCGACCGCGCAGCTACAGGCAAGCACAGAGCAGACCATCGCAGGAGATTACTATTCCTATCTGACCGCAGCGAACAACAACGGACTGGCCGCGACGTTGAACAGCAATTTGACTTCCAAGGACATCGCCCAATTGCAGACCACCGGAGCGGTGACAATCAATGGGCAGAACACCCAGGAAGCCACCTATGCCGCGACACTGGCCAGCAAGACGCAGATACAGCAATCCAACAATCTCCTGGCCGCGACAATGGCAGGTGTCCAAGGATCGGTGAATATCGCCAACATTCAGGCGCAGGCTTCGGCCGTGCACGACTTCACCGCTCTGGCCGCAGCGACCGAGCCATATCAACAGGAACATTTCGGTGGGGCGAATACGGATTTCACCCTGCCCAACGGGCAGGTAATCAAAACTGGTGTCGGCACCGCGCCAACAATCAACGATTATCTGGCCGGAGGCTATACCCAGGCCCAGGCGGAATATCTGACGGGAGTGTCCGGCCATGGCTGATCTGGGAAAAGTCGCGGCGGCGGGAGCGCGCGCGGGCGAACACGCGGCCGAGGAGATGACGCGCATTCCGGCAAATCTCATGGCCGTCCTGCGCCATTCCTACGACACGCGCGAAAAGGTGCTCGACTGGCTGCTGTCCCTCGCTGTCGTCGCGTGCATGGCGTTCACGTTCCGGGCGCAACTGCGCGGCGTGTTCAATCGGATCAACCCAGGGTCCGCTCCGCTCCGCCCCAATGAGGCCATGCCCGACAACGGGTCGCCCAATTGCACCGGGCGCGTGGTGAGTTTTCTCTACACGAACAATCAAGGGCCGCGCACGGCACGGACCGGACGCGTCCCCACGGGCACACGCCCGCCCATTTCACCCAACAGAGCGCCCGGCTACCTGCCGCCCGCTCCACAGAAGGAGGAAACCTGACCCATGATCAATGCAGCGCAAATTTCCGCCCGCACGCTTCCCCAAGGGCGCATGATCACGGCAGGCGGCGGCTGGACCACGCCGCAACACGTCTTTATCCCGCACCCCGCCACGCAACCGTTCTCGGGGCATATGGTGCCCAACCCCGCCGCCGGGTTCGGCTACGGCGGCACATATCAGACGCTGCCCTACCACGCCGATGCGGGCACCGGACAGGCGGCGGGAGTCATTCCCACCGGCCGCTAAGGCGCCTGATCTTTTTCTGCCGGGAGCGGAATGAATAATGGCCTTGTCTCAAAACGATATCGTGGCCATTCAGGAACAGGAGGCGGCGCACCCCGAATTGCCGCCCGGCCTGCTGCTGGCAATCGCGAGTCAGGAAACCGGAGGCGAGGCGAACCCGGACACGGCCGTCTCGCCAACCGGCGCTGTCGGCCTGTTCCAAATCCTGCCGAGCACAGCCCGCCAGCCCGGCTATGGTGTCAGCCCCTTTCAAGGGTCCTTGACCGATCCGGGAGCCAACGCCGCCTTCGCGGCCGATTACCTGTCCGCGCGTGTGCAGGCGGCCGGGAGCGTCGCGGGCGGCGTGTCCGGCTACAGCGGCAACAGCTACTCGCTCGCCTCGCTGGAAGCCCGCTACCCCCAGTATTTCGGCAATGCGCTCAACATTCCGGGCAAGGGTGGTTCGCAGTTGCCGGAAAATTACCCGCCCGATCAGACCACGCCGCCGGGCGCCTATGCGCCCGATACGCTCTCCCTGTCCGGCATAGGGGGGTTCATCTGGGAGGTAGTGGAACGCGCCGGTATCGTCGGCATCGGTCTCGGCATCACCCTCCTGGCGCTGTTTTTCCTGTTCTGGCAAGCGTCGGGGGTGTCCGTGCCCGCCCGCATCCTGAAAGCCGCCGCATGATGACATCCGCCGAGTTGGTGCAAGCTTGCGTCATCGTCATTCCTGGCGTGCTCGGTCTCGGGCGCGTGCTCTATATCGTCGGGCGCACGGCCTCTGCTGTTGATGAGGTGCAGCGCACCCTGTACGCTATCCATGGCCGGTTGGTCCGCCTGGAAACCCTGGCGGGAGTGAAACAGCAGGTTGAAAATCATGCCGAGTAAAACACTGAAAGAACATCATTATTGGGGGTGGATGTCACACAACCCCAAAGTAAGCCCTAAGCAGCGGCGTCTCGCCCGCGAGTTTCTGCGCGCCGATAAAGGCAAGAAATTCACGAAAAAGCGGAAATAGGCCTTGACTTTTTTGTGTGAATACCCATGTGAGTATTGGAGCGAGAGGACAGGGTTTTAGCACGCACCGTCGATCCGGCAGCCATCACCCCACGCGCCAGACCACCGGCCAAGGTGACGGCACTCCCATCCCCTCGCAACCACGCCTAAGATCACTGGCCAGTGACCACAAAGAAACCCCCGCCGCGATGCCCTTCTGAGGCGCACCGGACGGGGGTTTCCATGTGCCGGGCGGAGGAAGGTCATCCCTCCACCCGGTCAAGCTCAGGCGGCCTTGCCGTGCTTCTTGGCCTTCGCCTCCTCGACACCGAATAACTCTTCTAGGTCTTGCGGTTCATACTCGATCCGCCGCTCGGGCAGCGCATCGGGCGGCGTCAGCCGGAGCTTGCCCTCCTCGGCGGCCATCCGCTTCAGCATGTTGATCAGGCTCTCCGGATCGCGGCGCCGGATCGGCGTGCAGGTCCAGGCCCATGGAATTGCCTTGTCACTGGGCTCGGCGCCGATATTCGCCAGAAAGGGAAGCGCCTTTTCGCCGCACGCGCGGAATTGGCCCTTCACCACCTGAGCGAAATACTCGGGCAAATAGCATATATTCGACGTAATCGTTTCACCCGTGAGATCGTTGACGGCTTCGAACTCTCCCACAAGGCAGGTGGAAGAAACGGTTTTGCCGTCAGCCATCTGACTGACCTTATCGACAGTCTGGTAAACCACGCCGACGATCTGACCGAGAACGACCGCCTTCTTGGCGCCGATCACATGGGTTTTGATGTAGTCCATATCGCGGAAGAACGCTGTCGTGATACGGCGGGCGCCGCGAGGTTCTGGGGATTTGGTATCGGTCATCGTTTCCCTCGGAAGTATGAGACGCCAAAGCGGCGCCGTGTGAAGTTATGGGGTTTTCCGTCTGTCATGGCAAGCGCCAAATGACGGTTCGCCTACCGGCCCGACGCAGCGCGCAAAACTACGCACCGTGGAAGGAAAGCGACCTGTCGGATAGCCTTTATCTCGCGCCGCCGCCTCAACCGCCTCAACCGGAGTCCGACCAACATATTCGCCCACTATGGCGCCGCGCTTTGCAACGGGTAGGCGAATTACCACACGATAGAGATGGAATATCATTTATCTAAAACCTCCAAAACGAGTATGATAAATGAACCGATAATGCAAG